CTAAAAGAATTTGATAATAATTCATCAATTGGAAAAAAGAAATCAGCAGCTGCTTTTAAAAAGATGAACCAGAAGATTTACAATAATAATTTAAGAACCGAGACTTTCAGAGATTTATTCAAAAAGGTACAAGGACAAGAAAATGATTAAAAAATAATTGCTTCAAAATCGGTCTTTCCGCTATCCAGCTCATATTTAAGATCGTACATGAGTACAAATTAAAAGTGAACAGTTATGATTAACAAAGAAACGTACGTATGCAAAAATTGTAATATTGAGAAGCCAATCGATGAATATCATAAAAACAAAGGTCGAAAAGAAGGTAGACTTACCCAGTGCAAGGTCTGTATACTTTCAAAAATGAAATCAAGATATGTACCTGTTCCAAAGAAACCTAGAAAAGTAAAAACAGTAGTTGCGCATACAGATTCCAAAAAATGTAAAAAGTGTGGTGAAGTAAAAACTCTTGATAATTTCTATGTCAATACATATATCAAAAGTGGCCGGATAGCTAACTGTAAGGAGTGTTCACGATCATCTAAAGTAAAAGTTGCACGTTTAAATTCAGGCCTAAAATTTACCATAGAGGAAGAATATACGCCATTGGAACAGATAAAATATAAATGTGACAATAATATCGATTTCCAGCGTGATTTTATAGATAACCGCACATCAAGTCACTCTTACATTGCCTATCATAACTTTATAAAATCAAAAATGGCGACTGAATTCAATGAAAGAAACTTTGAACCTAATTCAATAGCTCATAAACTTATTGGAATAGGGTATTCAGAACTCATATCACAACTGGACGCTAACGACTGGGGATTTTCCGTAGGTATGTATCAAATTTCACTAGACCACGTTATATCACTCGAAACAGCTGTAATAGGTGGCAAGTTAGATGCTCCGAAGTACGAATCATTGTGGCACCATTCTAATTTAGTGTTGACACCCACTATTTTCAGGGATTTTGTAAGATTCGGTAAACCTATACAGGAAATAGAGCTTTTATTGTGGCTGGAAGGTACAGACTGGTGGAGCGGAATACGTCCCCCGTATATTCCAAAGTATATCCATGATTTAAAATTTGATATACAAACCTACGTAGATACAGATTAAAAACCACTTTTTTGATGAAATTTACGTTTTTTTATAAAAAATAGTTGAAATTTTAACGTTTTATTTTGTTTTTAAATATTTATAGTAGTAGAAACACTACGAATAACAACCAAAAACAAAATTAAAATGACAAAAATTAAAGAAGTATGGAAAGATGTTCCACAGTACAAAGAAGCATATCAAGTATCCAGTCTTGGAAACGTAAGATCTTTGGATAGAATAGTATATACTAAAAAGGGTTCAAGAAAATTAATAGGGAAAAATCTAAGTACATCAAAGTTGCCGAACGGATATATGCAAGTAGGAATATCCTATGATGGTGTAACAAAAAACTACTATACACATCAATTGGTAATGATGGCTTTCAAGGGATTCGAACCTAATGGTAAATTTTTAATTGTAGATCATATAGATTCGGACAAGACTAACAATAACATTGAGAACCTACAACTAATTACCCACCGCGAGAACCTATCCAAGGACAAACGTAATTCAGGAAGATACAGTAGTGAATATGTAGGTGTAAGTTGGAACAAGAAAATAAAGAAGTGGGTATCGTATATCCAGCTGGATGGTAAGATAAACTACTTGGGTTCTTTCCTTGATGAGCTTGAAGCACATTTAACTTACCAGTTCGAATTATATCACTACAAATCAATGAACAATAAATTTTAAATTAAAAGTTATGGAAGCAGAATTGAACATATTAATATCAGCAATCGAAAAAGCACAACAACGTGGGGTATATACCCTGACGGAAGTGTCGACTATTCTTAAATCGATAGGAACGTTAAATAAAATTATGTCGGATATGTCACTTACAAAAACAGAAGCAGAATGGTAACGGACGGGCGGTTTTTTATTTTTTGTCATTTAAAATTTTACGCCCGTCCCAATACCAAAAATTAATAAATGACCGAATATTTACCACTTATATATAAAATCAGTAATAAATTTCCTAAAAAGTATCGTAATGATCTGGTACAGGAAATGTTTATAAAAATGCATGATATAAAAAATGGTTATGATATTGAAAAAGGAACGTTCGTAACGTACCTCTACAAGAACTTATATTATCATTCCTTACATTATGTACAGAATAACAAAATAATCCATCAGTCGTTGGATGAGTGGGTTACAGATGATTGTAATGATGAAAGAAGGAAGTCGGATTTACTTGAAAGCACTGTAAACGAGGAACTACGATTCGAACACCGCGATTATTTGGAACAGAACGATAAAAGATTTACAATAGAAGAACTGTTCATACGTGAAAAATATTACGAGTTGGATTTATCGGTACGAATGATAATAGATCTATATTCACCATATCACGGATTTACATCACCTACTACAATATACAAAATATTAAATAAATGACATTATACAAATACCTTACTTCATCCACGGTAAACCCAATATTAATAGAGTTGGTACGAAACCGCATCACGAGTTCCACGAACGTAATCAAGGAACTAAAAATATTCGAGGATTACCTAGAACTTACCGGAAGGGAAATGGATAAGTGGAAATCATTATCCATCAGACATAATTTATCGGAGTCTACGGTCAAAAGAATATTGAAGAAAATGAAATCACGTATAAAGTAGATTATAAATAACTTGGAAGTAAACCCTGTATCATTACGATATGGGGTTTTTTTCATTGAAAAATATATACATATATATTAAAAGTTCAACCAAATGGACTGTTTTGGTAAATTATCCTATAAAACTTACATATAAGCTTATAGGGAGCAACCCAAAATAGAATATATGAACACAATCTATATAACAGGAGTAATTGGAAACGATGTCACATTAAAAAGTGTAATTTCTCAATATAACTCACTTTCAAATCCCCAAGAGGTTGAAGTAGTAATCGATTCCCCAGGTGGTGGTGTCGATGAAGGTCGTGCAATATACAGTTATCTTAAAAACTTACCCGTACCAGTAACTACGGTAGCCAAAATGGCGTTTTCAATCGCATCCATTATTTTTATGGCTGGTTCAAAACGTGTAGTACTTTCAGGTAATGATCGTGTTATGATACACATGCCATGGGTACGGAATGCTACAGGTGGTAGACTCCAACTTGAAAAACTTACCACGGAACTACAAATATTGGAAGATGAGTTCGTAGAACTATACGGTTCAATTATAAAAGCTGATGAATCATCGATCAGAACTTTACTTACGAACGAGACATATATAAGTTCAGATGATGCGATTTCCCTTGGTTTCGCAACAGAAATTAGAGAACCGTTAAGAGCTGTAGCATTCCTATCCGATGCAGAAGAAAAACCAAAATCAAAATTAAATATAATGAAGAACGCAAATATTTTAGTACAAGCTTTAAAAGCTTTTATAAACCAATCAACAGTAGCTCTTGTACTTCAAGATGCTAATGGAGTTGAAATTACATTTCCGGAAGTAGAAGAAGGAGAACCTGCGATAGGTGATTCCGCAACAGTGGATGGTTTACCTGCAAATGGTGAATATATTTCCCCAACAGGAGAAACTTGGGTATTCGTGGACGGTTCTTTAACAGAGGTCAAATCAGTTGAACAAGAAGATGAAATCGATGATATCGACGATATCGAATCGACCGATACTGAAATGCAGGATCTTTTAGAAAAACTGTTTTCAGCAGCAAAACTTGAAACTACTAAAGAAGTAGAGGTATTGATCGAATCACTTAAAAATGATAACCAAATTCTTAAAGATGAATTGGTAGCTGTCAAGAAATTGATAGGATCGGACGATTTCAAAGTGGATGTAGATGAATCACAACCTATTGCAAAAACAAAAGGTGAAAGAGCAGTACAAATACTTAACTCACGAAGAACCAAATAATAATTAATAACTAGAACTAAAATAACAATAACATGGCATTAGACTTACAGGCACTAACCGCATATACGAACGAAAACAGAGATTCGATAATCGCAGGAGCAGTTGCAGGAGCAAAATCAGCTCAAACATTAAACCTTCAAGTTGGATATAAATCCGCTGGAGCAATCAACATTATGGATACTTCGGTTACCTTCCAAGCAGATGTTTCTGGTAGAACACCGAACGATACTACTACTTTCTCACAACGTATCCTTACAGTAGGAGCTATTAAGATAGAAGAAAATATCGATGTAAAAGCATTAAACGCTTACTGGACACAACACGCTCTTAAAGCAGGTTCGGCCGATGATGTATTTCCATTTGAACAAGAATGGACAGATCGTAAAGTAGCCAAGATTTCTGAAACATTGGAAAAAGCTATCTGGCAAGGTGACACCGTCAATACAGGTTCTGCGAACCTTAGACATTTTGATGGTCTTTTAAAACATATCGATGCAGACTCAAATGTAATCGATGGTAACACTGCTAGTGTAACTACCGCTATCACTAAAGCAAACGTAATAGGTATTATGGATGATGTGTACGAGGCAGTTCCTTTACCTGTATTGGAATCCGGAGAAGTAAAAATCTTTTGTGGATTCGATGTTTTCAGAACATACACACAGGCGTTGAAAGACTCTAACCTTTACCACTACTCAGCTAATAACTCAAACTTTGAGATAGAAGTACCGGGAACAGATGTAAAGATAGTAGCACTTCAAGGATTATCTGGAACTTCTAGAATAATCGCTGGTAAGACTGATAACTTCGTACTAGGTACAGACCTTGAAAATGAAGAAGAAGAGTTCGATGTATGGTACTCTAAAGAAGATAAAGTTGTTAAGTTCGATGCTCAATTCAAGTATGGTACTCAAATAGCTTTTCCAGAACAAATAGTAGAATTTACTCTAGGAGCATAATCTACGACACAATTATATAAGGGGGTTCTATACCCCCTTTTAACCCATAAAAACTAATATACAAATGGCTTGTAATAAAAAAGTAACCGCGAATCTTCTTTTTGATTGTGCAGATGCACCAAAAAAAGGTTTATCCGGGAACAAAGCAGTAATAATTAATTACTCGGATATTGACTTTACCGAAACAACACAGAGTGGGGCTACGATTACGGCCCTTGCAACTGTAAGTGGTTCAGCCGGGTTTGAGATACAATGGTATAAAGAACTTGCATCAGTTGCGACTTCCTTTACACCGGATGCTGAAAACGTTGATGGATACGCACATAGCTTCCTTGGTAGATTATCTACCACAACCGCTGAAAGTGCTGAAAGAGCGAACGAACTTAAAAATGGTAGATTCGTGGTAGTTGTAGAAACAGAATATAAAGGTGTAGACCAAGCGGATGCATTCAAAGTATTCGGTATCGATTCAGGATTGGAACTATCCGAAATGGCGGGTGACTCGAACGCAAACGGTGGTTCACTTCTATTTACACTTTCCACAAGGGAAGGTACGGTAGAAAAGTACCCTTACTCAATATTCTTGGATGCCACCTATGCTAGTTCTTCTTTAGCATACTCATCTAGTTTCGCATAACTATAAATAGGTAATACTACCTATATACATAAACACGAGAATTAAGGTAGCTAGGTTAATCCCAATGCTACCTATTCTTTATTATAATAACCAAAATACCAAGATATGTCACAATTTAGATTAACTCAACCCGATATAATGTATAAAATACAAAAGGGTAAACCAGGGATAATTTCCAATGCTAACATAACTGATGAACTGGCTATTGAATTTCTTACATATGATCCGAAAAGGATAAGTGTGTTCTCAACATACCCAAAAAATTATCTAGAACTAATATCAGATGTTCCTGTGGATATAACACCAAAGACAGATGTTGTAGATCTTAACTCATATAATGTAAAGGAACTAAAGGAATTATATCCTGATGTGAAATACGGATTCGGTATGAGTAAAATAAAGTTCATAGAAAGTATTAATAACTCAAACCCATTATAAAATGAAAATATTTTTTGCTGACATCAAGGATACAATATTAGATGTTAAAATGGACAGAAGGAGTGAAGTATGGTCATGGGGAAATGACAACGCATTTCCAAGTTTAATAGAAACACTTATAGAAAAATCGGTGACATCAAAATCATGTGTGGATAAAGTAAGTTCCGCAATTTACGGTAAATCGTTCGGTATCACTGGAAACGTAGTAGTTAATTCAGACGGTCAAAAACTTAATGAACTACTAAGATTGGCAGCGAGGGAGTTTACAAAACACAATAATCTTTTCATTTGGGTCGGGTATGATGGAAACTTTGATATAAACTCGATTAAAGTTGTACCTACAAAGTATGTACGCCGTGGTAAATCGGATGATAAGGGATACAACGGTAAATACATAGTATATTCCAATTGGGATAAAAGTGAAAAACAAAGAATAGAAAGTAAACACTTCAAGACAATCGATAGATATAATCCTAACAAGACAATTATCGCTACCCAAATAGAAAAGGCAGGTTCAATTAGAAAATATAGGGGACAGATTATCCATGTACAACAGGACACGAACGAAAGGTATTCCAAATCGGACCTATATCCAGTCCTAAGTGAAGCGTTGTTAGAAAGTAACTCACAAATATTCAGAAGTATAGGTGCTAGTACAGGTTTCCTAAACACTAAACTTATGGTGGTAAAACCTTTCTCGAACCAAGAGGATAGGGAAGAGTTCCATGATCACTTAAAAGATTTACAAGGTGCTAGTAATAGTGGTAGGGTACTTCTATTGGAATCACAGACACCAACGGATGATATATCCAAGGAAATCAGCCTTGATGATCTATCAAGTAAGTATAACGATAAACTGTTCGAGTACTCGGACTCACAAGCTAGGAAGAATATATCCTTAGCGTTCGGTGTTCCTGCATCGTTAATGGATATATCCGATAACTCACTTTTCGGTAACTCCGGAGAGTTGATACGTGAAATGAAATTAATGTTATGGGAATCACGTGAAGAAGATCGTGATATGATAGAATCAATATTTTCAGAAATAGCGGGAAAGATGTCAGAACCAATTCAGGAACTAAAAATTATTAACCCATATATACAAGAATAATGGAAAAGTTTATTACATATATAGATATTAGAGACTCAAAAAGTATAGGTGGTAAGATCCGTGAAGAATTACTGAACGAATGTATCGATCTGGCACAATCGATAGAACTATATGATTTTTTAGGTGACCTATATTTTGATGTACTTGAAAACTATAAAAGTACCACATACCACGATTTAATGGAAGGTAGTACATTTACTATCAATGGTGATAAATTTATCCAAACGGGATTAAAATCTATGTTGATCGATCTAGCGTACGCAAGATATATACAATCGGTAAGTACAAATGTGACACCGTTCGGGATAACCACAAAGACATCACAGGATTCAACACCGGTAGATAGGAATATGATAAAGGATATGGTATCACAGATCCGTAGGGATGCTGATATTAAGTTCATTATGATCAAGAAGTATTTAACCCTAAGTAACGATAAAGACCTGTTTAAGAGGTTTTACAGAGGACAGGATCAAATCAATAATACATCACAGAACTTTAGTGTGGTAAAGGGAAAATCAGGTAGTAGAATCGGATATAGTCGTAAAGGTTATAATAACGATTATTACAGATATTAACCACAGTACAATTAAACTTTTTACAATGAGTATAGCAAAATTAGATTTAACACAGGATAGTGAACTAACCATCCATATAGAACGTGGAGTCGTGTATGCTCCAAGTATTAGTGGTTTTACTACACTTGATACAGGATATACCCTGGTATTGAATAACATCACGTATACGGTAGGTAATGGGCTATCCTTAGTGGACACACAAACATTAAAGTCAATAGTATGGGCATTGGATGGTGGTGATTACCAAGTAGGTATTTACAGAGGAAATATAATATCCGACTCCAGAACTGCTGGTACTTATCTTAATATACAAATCGTGTTAATCGTAGAATAATGATAACAGTAAAATCTAACATTCCGGAACAAACATTGACCGTAAACGGCGGTGGTGCAAAATCAGTACAACTAAACGTCAAGGATAACTTGAACGATTTACAGATTTTACAGTATCCTAATGTAGATATTACCGTAGGAGTAGGTGACACCACCGAACTAAACAATTTTACCTCATCCATTCAATTGGAAGTGGACTCATTGACTAGTGTGACGGGTTCATACCTGACAACTTTACCAA